AATTACAACCAGGGAGGAATCATGATCGTTGACGAGCGATCCTTAGGCTTGCATAACTTGCGAGTCGTGCTAGACTTTGAGAGTGAGGATGGTTGCACAGTTACGGTGTCGCATGATGACACGGAAGTGTGGAGCCGCAAGACCAGCCAGACTGAACTGGCGCTGGATATCTACAGGCATCCGTTCGCGTACGGATTCAAGCTCCCTGAGGGTGTCCGCGCATGACTGAGGTATGGGTGGTCGTAGTCGTTTGTGCAGTAATCGTGATTCTCTACACCATATCCAAGGACACTTGACAAACCGCCGACAGTATGATACAGTACCACTAAGTGATAGTGCAGTCAGAAACTCGGCTGCACTGAGCATAAGGGGCAGCGAGGTTGGGACTGACCATAACGTTCTGCTAGCAGAGAGCGTCCCTTATGCTCAGTGGAGTCGGGAATCCCCCCGCACTCTAGAACAGGGAGGTAAGATGAGCCGAGAGACTAGTGAATGGCTCAACACTATGACGCTCATCGGGTATCGTGACAAGCGGGGAACTGCTTGGCACTACCGGATTGAGCATCAGGGTACCGAGCCTAATCACTATCCCGGTGCGATCCCGCTGGAAGATGTACTCCGTAGGTTGTTCAACTTTGAAGTGAACGACGCGCCACTGTACATTCGTGGTGGTGACGGAGGTTTCATCGAGGTTCCGGGTCGCAAGGCTATGGTCACGTCCGATAACCATGATGTTCTCGGCGTGTTCAAGTCTGGATACCAGGGCCATCAGTATTCGGAATGGTTGCTTGAGAACGTTGCAACCATCATCGATGATGACCTGGGTATCGGGTCGGCGGGACTTCTCCGCAACCGCGCACAGGCGTGGGTTTCGGTGGAGGTTCCTGAGTCGATTACCACGCCTGAGGGTGTGGAGTTTCGCCCGAATCTGCTTGCTACAACTTCGTTCGATGGTAGCCTTGCTACCACGTACAAGCGTGTAGTGCAGATCGTCGTGTGCGATAACACTAGGGATGCTGCACTCGGAGAGGATGGGCAGCAGTTCAAGGTGAAGCACACTAAGTACAGTGGATTCAAGATCACGGATGCGAGGGATGCACTCGCCGTCGTGCATACGATGGCAGAGGACTTCGCTAACGAGGTTGCGAATCTGACTGCATGGAAGGTTTCCGATGCAGACTTCCTCAAGTTGCTGGACGTGATGGTTCCGGTGCCTGAGGGTGAGGAAGCTTCCAAGCGGGGTGTCACCGTCTCGGAGAACAAGCGTGCAGAGTTGATTCAGATGTACCACAATGACGAGCGCGTTGCTCCGTGGAAGGGTACGGCATTCGGTGTCGCACAGGCGTACAATACCTGGACGCACCACAAGGCTATCGTTCGGAAGGGTGTCCCGCGTGTCGTGCGGAACATGGAGAACGTGGTCACTGGCAAGATGGGTACGATGGACGCCAAGGTTCTGGAAGCCCTGAGGGATCTGGTTCCTGCTTAATCCATAAAGAGTTGGGTCAAGTCAGCGGTAAGGGTTGTGTCTACGAGGCTGGCAAGGGACACAACCACCCAAAAACCAGGGAGGTAACTAGTGTGCTACTTTAACAGGTGTGAAATCAAGCAGGTTCACCAGTTAGAGTACAAGGATGCGATCATCGCATACAAGTACATGCGGATAACAAAGAGTGGTGATTTCCAATCACCCGTGATGAAATATATTACATGGTTTAGACGGAGACTGAGTGCGGTTAGGCCGCCGCACCCAAATAGCCCGGTGGGTATCTACGCATTCCGAAGCAAGTCAGGTGCCAAGTTGGAATCGCATGTCTACCCCGTGGTGAAGGTCAAGCTGTGGGGCACGGTGATTGAGCATAAGGGTAGGAGTAGACGCTACACCTATGACAAGAACGCGCGTCCAGGGTACCGGGCACAGCATGCGGAAATCATCGAGATTGTATGGTGTGATAAGTGGTACGATAGGGCAGTCAAGACTGCACTGAAAAGGTACCGTGCACTAGTCGATGGGCGGGAATCATGAGTCCGTCAGACAGATTTGAAATCTGGAATGAGGCTACGATCTTGTGCGAGGATCTGAAGATGATGGCGATTGTAACTGATCGTCTATTCACCGGAGAATACCAGGGTCGTAAGACGTTCAGTATCTACCAGTTCCTGCCCGAACCTGATGGTTACAGGATCGGTGACGGAGGGAGGATCATCGCCAATGTTCGCATGTAATCCGTGCGAGTGTGGTGGTCACCCTGATTGTCCTGACTGCAATCCCCCAATGGTCTTTGAACCTGCGAGCATGCTACGTGGGAAGTTCTCCTTTGACGATCAAGGTGATTACGTGGATGGAGTTAACACGACGCACTTGTTCAGCGAAATCAAAGAGGGTGATTACATCGTCATATCCATAATGAAAGGAAAGCATGAAGCCAAAGGCAGTCCCACAGACGTTGGAAGTGGAGCTACACTCGACGGGTAGGAAGTTCACGCTTGACGTGATTGAGTTTTGGGAGCGTGAGCCTGCCATGTACGTGCCCGAGGACGGGTTTCTCTGCGAGGATGCTGATCACGTAGAACATTGGGTGTCACTCGATGGTCGCGTGGATCGCAAGCTGTTCGGTAAGTGGCAGATGGGAGTGGGAGTGTGCGCCAAACTCAAGAACGAGATGGACTTGATTACCGCCGCACTCGATGGTAAGATGCAAGAGTACGAGAACCTACACGCTAACAAAGCGTGGGAAAGTGGCAACATGCCACAGACAGGAGAGATTTAGATGGCTAAGATGACAGTCATTGCGTGCGATAACTGCGGCGAGCAGATCGAAGGACTGCCCTATCTTATAAAGGTCACCAGGAAGGACGCATCTAATGTCATTCATGGTGAACTATGCAGCGAGTGTGTGAACGTAATGTTCGGAGGCGCATCTTGGTCAACCCGCAAGAAGCCAGGGAGGAAGCCCAATGGAAATTCTGACGAGAGCTGAAGGCGAGCAGCTTAATGCCGCGCGTAGGTTGCTGTGTGATATCGAGCATCGTTTGCAGCAGGAGACAACTAACGAGGCATGGCAACTGCGAAGTCTCGGCAAGATTCAGTACGCTTTTAATGCTGCGGAGGGTGCAGTCTTTGACGCACTGAACATGCTTAGTTCTCACGGTGAGGACAAGATCGCAGACGAGTACGCGGTGTTCGTGGGAAGGAGTGTCGAGGATGAGGAAGCGGCAAACTCCGTCGAAGTCTGATGGTCATAGAAACTGGGCACCCGTGGAAACCAGCACAGAGCGGGATGCTTCAGTGTTCGATGAGCGGCCGGATAGAGATTGGTTGAATCCAAACTCCATGTCGGCACTCAAGCGTGCAGTTGAGAGCAAGCGCAAGACCGTGATTCTGAACGGAAATCAGTTCGATATCACGTATGGTATTACGTGGCATTACAAGCTGACCGAGGATGCACCGTGCATCATGCTACGTCGTAGCGATGGTGAGCCGGTGCCCTTCGGTTACGTGGCAATCAAGAAAATCCTAGAGTTTCAGTACGAATGATGCTGGCGCTAGGAATTCTCATAGGCTCAGCGATAACGCTGATAGGACTCTGGATCGGTACAAGACTATGAGTGAGCAACTTCCCCTATTTGAAATCATAGATGCAGAGACGTTCCACAAGGGACAGGCTAAGACTTCAAAGGGTAAGACACTCAAGACTGAGCCGAGAATGTTGACAACGTGGTATGACTTGCCGACTACCTTCGGATTCTGCACCGTGCCCATGCACGACGAGATACAGAAATCTCTATCACCAGAAAAGAAAGAGTATCGGCAAGTCTACCCGTCCCGGCTAGTCTACAAGATCGGGGAATACCAAGTGTGCAGAGATTGCTTCATGGCAAAGGCGGATAAGGAATGACTACCACTACAGCGGAGGAAACTCCACGCCTATACCAACACACCTGTGCGCTTTACGATCAGCTTGCGGCCGGGGCCAAGAAAATGGAGGACAAGTCCCGTGTGTTTGAGGGATCGCTGGTCGCAGCGTTCCGGGCCATCGGGGTTTCACAGTCCTACTACTCTAGTCTCTACGGTATACTGAAGGAACTCGGCTGCATTACAGTTCAGCGGTCGGGACGCGGGGGCGGCGGTAAGAGTCTCGTCACACTCCACCACCCTCCCGGCCTGGACGAGTTTCGCAAGGTGTACAAAGTCCGCTTGACAAACGAGACACCCTATGCTAATCTTATCCTACGAATCGAGAACATGGAAGGGAGGTTGCCGACTATAGATTTGCCTAGTTATATAGTGGACTTGGAGCAGCGTTTGGCTGTGCTGGAAGATCGAATCAAGTCCCTAGAACGAACGGGAGGTTAAGTTTTGGCACGTAGACGTAGAACCACAAACGAGAACACAACAGAAGGAGAGAACAGAATGTCCGTTTTTGAGGTTATGGATCGTGATGCATGGGTCGAGAGTGGTGCTGGTCAGTCGGCTCAGAAGGGTGAGTACGCACAGATTCTCACCGACTTCCTTGCTACGGGTCGCCGGTACGCCAACATTTCGACTGCTGCCGATGGCAATGGTCGCTTTGCTGGCAAGTCGGCGTCGAGCATTTCCACTGCACTGAAGGGTGCAAGGGATAGCAAGAACGCGCCTGAGGGTGCGGACTCGATCAAGGTCACGTCCAAGTCGGGCGTCGTGTTCCTTGAGAACACGTCCGTCGAGGAATAGTAGTCAGCGTCGAGGGTAGGGGGTAACTCCCCTACCCTGCGCGGTGATTGCTATGAACTGGACAATGAAGTATCACAATCGCGTGGAATTCCTCGCTCACTTCAATGATGAGCAGGAATACATCGATGCCATGTTCATACTCATCATCATGGAAAACTTCGGTGTCTGGCTTGACATAGACAAGCTGCACCGTTAAGAGTAGGGGCGACGAGTACGGAGTTATGGCGACTACCTCACCTGGCAAGTCCATAGCCGAGGAATGTCGCCCCTACTAAGTAGTATGGTTCCGGGTGGGAACCAGGCACGTCAAAAACTACAGGGATTTGGTCGCTGCTGTAGGCCGTGCTGACTGTAGAGATAGACGACACAGGCGTAGCGGATAACGAACGACCACGTTAGCGCAAGCGTACTCCCCGATCTATCTTACGAAAGTCTACGATTCTTTCGTGCCTCCCACCCGAAACCATACTACATACTAAAACAGGGAGGTATTCTTTATGCAGCGTTTGAAAGTAACCGAGCATCATTCAACACTGAATGATTCAGAGGTTGTGCGGGTTGACATTCTGCATCCTGACGGAGTTATCTACTCCGTAGTGGTGCATCGACTCGCCTCACAACACTGTGTTGTAGTTGACCTAACATGTAGTGCTGATCCACCGGGAATCTACCAGCGTCTCGAAAAGATCACAGGGATATACGAATGAGGATGATCATTGACAGTGACGAGTGGTGGCCCGTGTGGTCTTTAGAGGAATACACGGAACGCACTCCGTGGGAAAAAGAGCGAGACTTGTACAGACAAATCGTAGAGGTTGACGACGAACTACGCAACCGTGTGGATAAGGCGAAGGCAGAGTATCAAGCTGTGCAGAAGATTCTGCATGAACTTGAGCAGTCTGCAACCCCTGGTTAGTAGTTTCCCTGGAAACTAGAAATCCCCTTGACAGCTAGGCACAGTCCTGCTACCGTGCGTGGCCTAGATACCTCCCTGGTTCTAGGTGCATGCGGGGGTGGCGGGACAGCGTTGAGGTCGCCACGGCTTACAATGTTACAACCGTCACCCGCCGCAGCATATTTCTTGGATGCCCTCCAAGAGAAAAGGTAGGCGCGTGGAGCTTCCTGTCTCCCTCCCCATGAAATCGGGTAGACACTCCCCGGCTTCCGCGCCTACCTATCTTTGTAATCTAACAAGGAGACGCAATCTTGCGTGCAGTCGCGGTACTAACCGCACTCGCCGCTGTGCTGGTTTTGGCGGGAGCGGGACAAACGAGAGACACACAGGAGAGTAAGAAACCAGTCGTAATATCAAAGCCTGATCGTTGCCCGGATGCAGTCCGGGCAATTGTGTATTATAGGTCAGAAACTTGGGAGCATCAGGACTTCTTAGGTGAACAGAGATACAGAACTAATCACCCTGAGCGACTCAGACATGCGTGTGGCTATAAGCGATGGTCTGCGGAACGTTGGCAAGGCAGACATACCAAGTACCACAAGATTGTCAGCAAGCTCCAAGACCATACCTTCGCTATCTGCTATGTCTTTGGTCAGTATTGCAGGCAGGCGCTGGCAGTTGCCCGGTGTGAATCAGGACATTCTTATTCTATCCATGCTCAAAATGGGCAGTATCTAGGAATGTTCCAGATGGGTTCTAGTGAGCGACGAATCTACGGACATGGAGATACCGCGTATGAACAGGCAGTTGCAGCACACAGGTACTTCGTTGCATCAGGTAGAGACTGGTCGCCCTGGTCATGTAGGTATGCAATATATTCGTAACCTACTGTGCTGGCTAGGCTGGCATCGTTACGAGTTCAAAGATACCGCAACCGCACTTGTAGTGACAACGTGGTATCGTTGTCGTAACGAGCAATGCACGCATAGTCGGACGTGGCGAGTGGTCAACATCGAAACGCGCCATTGGTAGAGAGTGGAAGCTGCCTCCGCAATACCGGACGAGGAATATTGCCCGCGTTGCGGAGAGTGGGTAATCTATCTCAACTTCAACTACGAACACGGATGGTGCAACGAGTGTACTCAGGAAGAATTCCCCCAACCCAGGTGTACTCACTGTGGGACTGTGTTAGAGAACGCGCACCGTACTACATGCCATACGTGTCGGCAAGAGCTATGGCTAGAACGTCATGCCGACGATCTAGAGTACCTAGTTGTATGCAAGGGGTACACCGTAGCTCAGGCAAAGATAGAAATCGCACGGATGATTCGCCCGATATGTCAGCACTGTCTCAAACCGATAGTCGGAGCGAAGGAGGGGGCACTGTTTCATAGAAACAAAGAGAAGTGTCACCAATCCTACGGGCGATTCAAAAGGCTACAAAAGCAGGGCTTGACAATCCAGCAAGCCCTTGCTAAAATCAGGGAGGATCTAGATGACACAGCTTTTACTGGAACCTTTGATAACTGAGGAACTCTATGAGCCGAGAGATTGGCAGAAGCGTGACCTTAGTTATCTCGGGCCTATGCCCTACTCTGCGAACTGGTCGCAGATGGGATGCTACAAAACTTCCACCGGCCTATGGCTGTTGGAGAAAAAGAAAGTACGTAATGCTTTGATCATTACGTCCAAGGTCGGGAAGGGTTCCTACTTCTCAGACTTCTACCGTTGTCTGCCTGAAGCGTGGCAGTTGTACAATGTCGGGATCGGCAAGACTACCCTCCGTATCAATAACTTTGAGAAGAAGGTAGACCTTGACGAACTTCTCACTGTCATTCAGGTGGGTAAGCACAATCATCCTAAGGTGCTGCTTATCCACTATGACGTGCTGACAAAGCGTGCAAACGATAACACGGCAGCCAAGGATAAGAACGGACACGGGATCGTAGATAAGCTGCGAAAGATCGAATGGGATATGATCCTGTGTGATGAGGCGCATCGTCTCAAGAATCCTGATACACAGTGGACTAGAAACATCAAGCGTCTGAAGGCTAAGAACAAGCATATCATGACGGGTACAGGATTCGTGAACAATCCCTCAGAGATTTGGAGTCTGCTGAACTTCCTCAACAAAGACCGATGGGGTAGCTATTGGGCATTCCGTAACTACTTCTGCAATGACGTGATATCCCCACAGGGATTCAGGATCATGATTGGTCTGAAGAAAGATAAGGTTGAGGAATTCCGTGATCTGCGGAAGTCTCTAGGCCCACGGCATACGATGGCTAAGGTGCATCGTGGAATCAAAAAGCCTATCGAGACAGTGCATGAGGTTGAGCTAGGCGCAGTGCAAAAGAAGATGTACAACGAAATCAAGACTGTGCTGCAAACTATGGATCAGCAGGGTATCACCTTGCAGTCGCCCAATGTCCTGTCTCAGTTGAATAGACTCAGACAGATTTGCGTGGCTACTCCGAAGGTGCTGAATCGTACCTTCCAGATCAGTGCGAACCGCATGGTCTACGATATCGAGCTAGTCGAACCATCCAGTAAGTTGGATGAAGTCATGACGATCCTCGGAGAGTTGGACGAGCCTGATCAGAAAGTCGTAGTGTTCTCCAACTTCAAAGATCCACTGAAGCTACTTGAGCGCAGGCTAGACAAGGCTAACATTCCGTACATTCATATGGAGCAGCACCACAGTGAGGCACAGAGATACAAGCTGTGGCATGATGACTTCAGGAGTGGGGATGCAAGAGTGTTCCTGTCTACCCTGGCGCTAGGTGGAGAGTCGATCAACCTCTCTGCTGCACAGTATCTGATCTTCCTGGATAGATCCTGGTCACCAAAGGATATGATGCAGGCAATCGGACGAGTGTACCGTCCGGGTCAGGAAGGTGCAGTTGAGGTAATCTATATCAATGCGAAGAACACAGTAGACAGTTATATCAAGGCACGTCTCACAACCAAGAACAACTGGTTCCAGGAGATATTTCATGACGAACATTAGTGACGATTACAAAGACCTAGAGGGAACACTAGCTGACGGATTAGAAGATGAGACGGAACATGCGGCGTTCCTAGAGCGCCCGATCAGGGAGTACCCGCCGATCATGGATGACCTGCCCGACTCCCCACCCGACCGACAGGAGGAAGGCCGTTGCTCTGAGTGCGGCCGGGATCTTCACGGGTATAGCGGGCCGCGTTGCCGTTACTGCGATGGAACGGCCGAGTGATGCCTGACCCCACTCCCCCACCCGAGACGGACGTGGAGAAGCTGGCGGAGGCGCTGAAAGAGGAATCCGAGACGGTCGGAGCTGTGCTGTCGCTGAACCCGACACCGTTTCAGTTAGAGCAGGCGAGCAACTTCATCACTACGACTGTTCCTCGCGCCGTAGACAAGCTCCTACAGCACATCGAGACGCTGGCGCGGGAGCGGGACGAGGCGCGAGGGCTTCTAGATGACATCGCGGACGATGACGACGAGGAGCGCAGACTTCGCCAAGCCGCCGAAGCCAAGCTCACTGAGGCGGAAAGATTCATAGAACATATGGATATGAAGTATCGATACGACGAGTGGAAGGGAGCGGAGCATGGCCGTTAGACCAGTCAATGCACCACCGTATGATGTTGCAAATTTCGACAAGCCATTGCGGGATGCGTTTCCTGACAAGAATGGTAACCCACGTCCTGTGTACTCAGGGCAGCATGGTGCATGGAAGCGATGGGTTAATGGTGAGCTAGAGTTTGACGGCAAGGGTCTGGTCGATGCAGTCAAGACCAACGCTACTGATCTAAACGGAACCAAGAACGATGTTGGTGAACTCAAGGCTACCATGAAACTCCACGATGACAGACTGGCAGCGTTGGAGGCGCGGCCACAAATCCGCCCCTTTCCATAAAGGCGTAATGATCGCGTGGGGGTTGTGGAATGGACAGTTTACCCCGCACCAGCTAGCAAACAAGGCAAAGGACAAAGGCTACAAGTGGCTAGCCCTTGAGCTAGACGACGTACAGACTGGCGCATACAACCAAGCTATCTGGCCTGCGGTCAGGCAAGAATGTCTGAACGTGGGTATCGTACCGGGTGTGTGGTTTACTGAGGGTGCGAACATATCGCAGACACCGGCCGATGCAGAGCTAGCCATCGCGGAGTGTGAGGGGCCAGGGGATTACAACGGTATCGTTCAGGCAATCACGTCGAACAATCTACCCCTGTGTTCTCTTGCGATCTGTACCAACTTCAACGTTCCGCTAACTACTCCGGCGGGTGCGCCGGACAAGGATGCGGCACAGATCCTTATCGATGCGGGTTTCTCATGTTTGACAGAATGCTATCTCGGAGACAACATAACGGCTACTCCCCCCGAACTAGATTGGCTAGGTTTTAGATGCGGCTGGCCGGGAACTCAGGCGGTCGCGGGGG